TTCGCAATCTACGACTCCAAAGCCAATGCTTTCATGACCCCGTTCTTCAGCCAAACAACCGGAACAGCGGTTCGGGACTTCGAATCCGCGGTCAACTCAGAAAACTCAACCTTCGGTAAGTACGCGGCGGACTACACCCTTTTCCACCTGGGAGAGTTCGACCAATCTTCAGCAGGCTTCGCCATGCACGAAACTCCCCAAAACATGGGCCTTGCCCTAACCTACCTTCGAGAACCGGAAAACTCACTCGAACGCCACCTGCCAGGACTGCAGGAGGCATAACGAAAAGGACTAACGATGGGCACTAGGCGCAGCAACTCACAAAGCCACTTCGCGACAATTCCGCGAGCCGAAATGCAGCGCTCCAAATTCGATCGCTCACACGGACTCAAAACCACACTCAACGCAGGCGACCTGGTGCCCATCTTCGTCGACGAGGCCTTGCCCGGCGACACCTTCTCACTGAAGACAACTACCTTCGGCCGAATCGCCACTCCGCTCCATCCAGTGATGGAAAATATCTTCGCGGAAACATTCTTCTTCGCCGTTCCCCTAAGAATCATCTGGGATAATTGGGAACGCTTCAACGGCGCACAAGACAACCCAGGCGACTCAACCGACTTCCTCACCCCGATCCTTGCCAACGGCAACGTCGCAGCCGAATCCCTCGGCGATCACTTCGGCCTACCCATCGGCAAAGATGGACTCGAAATCTGCTCATTCTGGCATCGGGCCTATAACAGGATCTTCACAGACTGGTTTAGGTCGGAAGACCTACAAGACGGACCAGTCAACCCGAAGGACGACGGCCCCGACCAAGATGCAGGTTTCGCAATTCGCAAACGTGGCAAACGCCACGACTATTTCACGAGCTGTCTGATCGCACCCCAGAAGGGCGATCCCGTACAACTGCCTCTAGGAGGCACTGCGCCGGTATCTATCGATCCGGACGCAATCCCGATCCTCTCAGATGGCACGGATGTGACAATGAGCTGGGGAGGAGCTGGGAACCACAAGCTCCGAGCCGTTATTGGATCGGACCCAAACGTCATAGCTCTGGGCTCAGTAGCTCCAGGCGGCGACGGACAATTTCTCAACTCCGGCTTGACCGGAGACGGCAGCGCCCTGGTCGGCAGTGCCGACCTATCCGCAGCAACGGCTGCAACCATCAACCAAATCCGCCAAGCGTTCCAGATTCAGCGACTCCTCGAGCGCGACATGCGAGGCGGAACACGTTACACGGAAATCCTCCGTGCACACTTCAACGTCACAAGTGACGACGCCAGACTGCAACGCGCAGAATTCCTTGGCGGCGGCACATCTCAACTCATGATGAATCCCGTTCCACAAACGTCAGCTGACGAAGTAGGAGGCGGAGCCGACACGCCTCAAGGCAACCTCGCAGCATACGGAGTCTTCTCCGCACGCAATCAGGGATTCGTCAAATCATTCACAGAACACTGCGTAATCATCGGCCTTATCTCAATTCGCGCGGACCTGAATTACCAGCAGGGTCTACCGCGGATGTTCTCACGTCGAACACGATTCGACTTCTACTGGCCGGCACTCGCCCATCTGGGCGAACAGGCAGTGCTCAACCGCGAGATCTTCGCGCAGGGCTCACCCGGATTCGACGATATCGGCGTATTCGGATACCAGGAACGGTACGCAGAATACCGTTACAAGCCCTCCATGATTACCTCACAAATGCGGAGCTCCTTCCCTCAAAGCCTAGATGTCTGGCATCTGGCACAGGACTTCGCAGACCTTCCCGTACTGGGAGACCAGTTCATTCGGGAAGACCCACCCATAGACCGCATCATCGCGGTCCAATCGGAGCCCCAATTCCTACTCGACGTTCACTTCGATCTACAATGCGCCAGACCAATGCCTACCTATTCGGTACCTGGCATGGTGGATCATTTTTAATGATCGGCGCAATCATTGGAGCACTCGCCAGTTCTGCCGTCGACAGCGGCGTTAACATCAAACTCGCCCGCGAAAATCGTCAGTGGCAAGAACGTATGTCGAACACGGCCTACCAACGAAGCATGAAAGACATGCGATTGGCCGGACTCAATCCAATGCTCGCTTACCGCCAAGGCGGAGCGGGCTCCCCAAATCCACCAGCTCCATCAATAGAAACCAAAGGACTGGCTACTACGGCAGTCCAGATGCGTAGCATGCTTGGCGATATCAAAATCAAAAACGCACAAGCACGAGCCGAGAGCGCTCGCGCCACTCACCTGGAGCTACAAACCAAAGGTTTCCAAAACGAAAACAGCATGGAAAACATGCCCGGCGCGGTCGAACGTCGAATCATCGAACGTCTCGGCCTCGGAGCAGGCAGCGCCTACGGCATCTTCAACAAGGGTGTCCAAAGCCCCAAGAAATATCAGTGGGGCGAACCGACGGACGAACCCTTTGAAGCACACCCGAAAGGAAAGAAACGATGAGACGAGAGCGAATCCCTTGCCGGAAACACTTCACGGAACCTGGCCTCACTCAGCAGCATTTCAAGGACGAATGCGACGTCAATTTCGTCCTGGAGCAATATATCCGCACCGGCGAGATCTCCTCGCGCGGTCATTCCGGCATCTACGGCGATTTCACAAACGCCGCGGATTACTTCACATCCGCACTCCGGATCGGCGAAGCTCAAGCATCTTTTGATGCCCTCCCAGCGCGCGTGAGAGCGCGCATGGACAACGATCCCCACCAGCTGCTGCTGTTCCTCGCCGATCCAGCAAACACCGACGAGGCCCGCGACCTGGGCCTCCTCGAACCCGAGGAAAACCTTCCCGAGGACGCGCCTAAGAAAACGGCGCCACCCCCCGAAACGGGGGAAAATCCACCCGCCGAATCGTGAACCGACCGGTTTCCGAATTCGGCAATACTATTGGGCCCCTTGTTCCCAATAGTACAGGTGACACCAACCGAGCAATCCCGTACCCTGAGACGCTCTAAAATACCATCACCCAAGGGGAGAAAATCCAAAATGCGCAGACGAGGAATGTCCCGACGAAAGTCCCGAAAATCGTTCGGTCGTAATGCCAAATCTCACCGGAAAAACTCTCAACGCCGACCCATGCGGGGCGGCTGGCGACTTTAACGCGGCCAAAAAATGGCCTGCTTCTCGCCACTGCGGCTCTGGAGGGCTCCAGGTGGGGGAGTGACTACGAATCGTCGAGAAGCGTTCGTAGATCTCCCCTTCCTGGTTGCCTGTTCGGGATGCCAAGGATGTCGTATGGAAAACACTCGCCAATGGGCCGTGCGATTGATGCACGAAGCCCAGATGCATTCCAGCACATCCTTTCTAACACTGACATATTCAAATGAAAATCTTCCGAAAGATTTCTCTGTCAACGTCAAACACTGGCAGGACTTCGCGAAAAGGCTCCGTAAAGAAAAGGGTCCTTTTCGCTTTTTTCATTGCGGGGAGTACGGCGATGTTCGCGGACGACCACACTATCATGCAATTCTGTTCGGACTGGACTTCAGTGCCGATCGAAAACTGCACAAAATTCACAAAGGCAATTCACTATATATCTCGGATGATCTTGACCGCATTTGGGGTCTAGGTCATACGTACATCGGTTCAGTCACCTACCAAAGCGCGGCATACGTCGCGCGCTACAGCTTGAAAAAACGCAACGGCGATCAAGCTAAAGAACACTACGAGTACACAGACGAGTCCACCGGCGAGGTCTTCGACCGAAAGCCGGAATACGTATCCATGTCGTTAAAGCCGGGAATCGGCGCGACCTGGTACGACAAATACAAAACCGACGTGTATCCCCACGACTACGTGGTTCACGACGGAAAAAAACTCCGCCCGCCAAAATACTACGATCGTCTCTTCGAAGAAGAAGACGCAGCACAAATGCGAAGCATCAAACAAAAACGGGTCATTGCCGCCCGCGAACGCGGCGACGGCACAGCCGAACGGCTGGCAACCCTCGAAGAGATATCCAAGATCAGGAACGCTGCGTTCATGCGAGACTTCGACTAAAAAAATAAAAAGCAGCCCTCCTAATCTCCCTTTCCTACAAAGCCAACACCAACCAACCACGAGCTGGTTCCGCTCGCCAATCAGCAACACCTACGCACAAGAGCATCAGGACCAGGCTCACACAAAGGACAAAATGCAACTTCAAATATTCGCAATCTACGACTCCAAAGCCAATGCTTTCATGACCCCGTTCTTCAGCCAAACAACCGGAACAGCGGTTCGGGACTTCGAATCC